TTCCTTAGACTTAGGTAGTACAAGCTCATTTTTTGTAGCCTTATCAAGCTGGCCTTCAAGCCTTTCAATGCGAGACTGCCACTCTTTTTCCTTAGTTGCCATATGGCGCTGGATATCTCCATAGCGCTTCTTAAAACTACGCTCTTCAGCGGTAAGATCTTCCTTGGGTTCAGCTTCACTGGGTGCAGCAGGCTCTTCCTGTTGTGTAACCTCTGTGGCTTCTTCTTCCTCTTCAGGGTTTAGCAGTTCTTTTAACTCTTCTTCTGCTTCCTTGATCTTAGCTTCATTACGTTTGTGCACAAAGCTGTGCATGGTTTCATTTGCTACGTCTGACATTTTAGTTCCTTATGGTGGGGCCAGCATCATTGCTGGGTATCCTTATCGTTGTGGTTATTTCTTTTTACGTTTCTTTTTCTTCATCATCAAGCCGCCTTTGTTAAAGCCGCCTGATCCTCCATCGGATATATTTTTTAAAGAGGCTTTTACTTTGTCTGCTTCTTTTTTCATATTTGCTACTTGTGAACTAGTTGCGCCAGAAGCTATGGCATTATTAATAACCCCTTGAGAGTTTTGGTCCGCAGTCGCCGCTGCCGCCGCTGCCGTTGCCATTGCGAATGGGCTTTGACCGCCTGTGTACCCACTATTATTGGAGGTCGGTTGTATAATAGGATCTTTACCGCCAGACGCTGCTGCTGCTATGGCATCTGCTGCTGCTTTCTCCGCTTCTGCTTTATTCTTCTGGTTTTCTTTACGCTCGTCTGAGCTAATACCAAGTTCACCATCTGTAACACCAGTAATGTCACCTAACCAAGATGCTGCACCCTTTACCTTACCCTCAAGCCAATCCTTGTTAGTGCCACCCTTTTTCTTTTGTTTGGTGTCACTAAGTATACCATCTTTAAGGGCCTGCCATTCATCCTTATTAGCAATACTATTATCAGCAAGTTTTGCATCAATACCAGCAAGCAGATTTGCCTGTTCTTTCTGCGTCTCTTTCTTTATCATAGTACTTGCAAGTAAACCAACGCCGGGGACTAGTAGCGTTGGCAATAGCTGCATCGCCTTTGTCATACCGCTATTCATCTGTGCATACTGAGATGCATAGTCTGCTGCATCTAAAGTTACAGTCTCTCGCTCCCCTTCTGCATTAACCTTAGAAGCAGTACCACTCTTCCAGTCATATGATGTTTTATTCTTACGGGCCTCTGCCTCTGCCTTAACCTCACGTGAGAACTCATTTTTAGATGTGGTAGAATTATTTGGGTTATTATCCAAGACTGGAGTAATAGCATCTGCTTCAGCAACAACTGGTTCTGTAGATGAAACAACAGCATTTGGATCTGTCCAAGTTGTAGTATACCCTGCAGGGATTTGCATGAGAGGCTTACCATTCATAAACTGAACAAAGATGGTATCACCATTTGGTCCTGTATACTCTCGCATCTCAATAGTGCTGGGCGCTTCTGCGTTAGGGTTGTAAGACGGTACAATGTAGCCGCCCTCTTCATAACCACGCATGTAGCCACCCTTGTTCATCATAGGCTGTTCTGGCTCACCATCGTCAATCATCTGTAGTTCAGATACATCAAAGGGTAACTCATCGCCACCCATCTCCATACCCATAGGCTCACCACCTACACGACCATTAGACTCCATCTGAGCAAAGCCTTGTTTAGCTTTAATACGAATGTCCTCAAAGAACTTAACACCAAAGAAACGTACTACATCAGCAGGTACAACATACTCACCTTCACTCAGTTGAGCAGGGATATCATCTCGTACTTCTTCTGGCATAGACCCTACTGGTACTTCATTGCCTGACACTGGGTCTACATCTTCTGCTAAGCCACCTAGTGCGAAGGCTCTTACTGTTTGGTCATACATTGCTATTCCGCCTTCGTTGTAGTTTGCTTTTGTTTGTGCAGCTACGTCACCGCCCTCATTAAACTTAGCTGCTATAGATTTACTTCTTTCAACAGCAGCTTTAACGGCATCAAGCTCACTCTTGTGGGTGCTGGTTGGACTAATAGCTTCAGCGTCTAGCATCATGCGAAGGATGTCATCGTCGTACTGATATCCTTTATGAATACTTGGTACATTAATCCACTGACCTTTATACTTAAAGGTAGTAGACTTTTCTGAAACATTCTCACCGTCTTCTGTCTTGTAGACATCTCTACCAGCTTGTGTGGACTTACCTGTTTTAGTACCTACCTTTTTATCAGACATTAACTTTATCCCTCAAGTACTTAAGCTTACGTAGCGCTTGAATGTTTCCCTGAGCACGATACATCTCTGCTGTATCTGTCATGTTCTCAAGCGACTTATGTTGTGCAGAGATGCGTAAGTCTAGCTCTTCTAGAAACGCATCCCATGCTGGTTTATCATTTACTAAAGTCTTAAGCGACATTGCCCGTAAACCCTTGCTCACCCGGTGTTGGTGCTGTGCCTATGCCCATTTGACCTCCGCCACCACCTGATGTGTCCTGTACGCCGCCCTGAGGGCCTTGTGGTGCCTGTTGTGCTCCTGCAGGGGCTGGTACGCCCTCTGGACCCATTGGTGGTTGTGCAGGCTGCTGAAAGCCTTTAAGTATCTCAGCTTGGATAGCAGCATCCTGCATAGAGTTAGTAACCTTGTCTGGGTCAAGATCCATAGACTTAGCAATCTCACGGATAATGAAGTCCATCTTAGCAAAGGGAGCTAGTACTGGGTTCTGTGCTACCTGTAGGAACTGCATCAAGCGCTGTGAGCGTACTTCGTTAGCCATAAGGCTCTCTGTACCAGATGCACGCACCTCTAAGTCACCACGTAGTTCTTCATCAAAGTCAAACTGCATGTTGAAACTAAAGAAAGCTTTACCCATTGGGCGTACAAGGTAATCATCTACGTTCTTAACAACTGTACGGATACTGCCATTAGCAGCACCCATAAGCATAGATATACCAGAAGCAGTACGTCCAACACCACTGACACCCGTTTGACCATGAGCAAAGCTAGGAAAACCAGTAGACTCATCAGCTAAAACTCGTGCCTTATCAAAGAGTTGGATGTTTTCTTGGGCTACGTTGGGGAACTTGGTGCCGAAGATGGCTTGTCCGGGGGCACCCCCTTGACGCCTAAACACTTTTCCTGGGTACACGGACATATCCTGTCCAGGCACTAGGTTAGTTTCATCTACTTCAATAATAAGATTACCAGATAGAGCAGCGTTGTCAATAGCCATACGCATAAAGCCATTCATCAGGGTCTGCGTGTCATCCATGTTCTCAGCAATACCTACACCAAAGAAGCTGTAAGGGTTATGCTCAAAGGGAGTAGCGTAGTAGGGGATACGTGAGGGTTTAAATGGGTTTAGCACAAAACGGATAACTTCTCCATTACATACCCAGATGTTACAGTTTACTTCATCAAGATCCTTGTACTCTTTAGGTATATTAACGCCATTCTCTTCTAGGTGCTCAAGGTCAACAAAGCCCCAGAACTCTAGTACTTCCCAGCGCTCAGAGTCAGGCATTGACTCATCATCAGCCATAGCCATTTCCCAGTGCTTCTGAACATAGTCAGAGCCTTTATGTATTGCTTCTGCAATAGCTTCCTTCATGAAGTATGGACGCGAACGCAGGCCACGTAACTGTGTGCGAGACATCTTATGCCGCTCAATTACATACTCAGCGTCATCCATAGATGAAGCTTCTGGGTCAGGATAGAAGTTCCATGCCGATACATGACTAGTCTCTGGGACAGTTTTGATCAGAGGGTCATAGTTACCTTCTTCATCCCAGTTGGGGTACTCTTTATCTACAGCAAAGGGGCCTTTCATGACACCTGTACCAAGTAGAGCCATCTCAAACGCCATAGAGCGTAAGTGAATAGAAGCACCTGACTCATTTAACTGATCATGTATCTTCTTTTCCATCTTCTTAGCTGCAACCATAGCAGGGTGGTATGTAACAGTAGTTGGTGTAGTACCATCACCCTCAATGATTTTCTCTGATACAGACTGTAGTTTATTGCGCTCTGGACCTAACCTGTTTTGTATGTCACCCATAGTCTCGCCTGGGTTAAGCTTAGCATCCCTGCCAAACACAAAGGGTTCAATAGGTGTAGACTGAGTTACACTCTTTAGTTGTGCACCAGCTGCATCAGAATTAGGGTCTATATTAATGTGTACCGCTTCAGCAACGCCATCAGGTAACACTGTAGGGTCTACTGTCAGAGGAAACTTGTTATTACCAAACAAAACATCAACAATCTGCCCATAAGCAGCAAGGGTCTTAGTTTTAGTTACCTTAACAAATACACGAGACTTCTCCGTGTCAGTAAATTGAACATCAGGGCTATATAGGCCACGGTAGTTACGATAAGCACGTAACCAGCGCTCCTCATCCCCTCTACGGGAGTCTTCTGAACGAGTGAAGCGCTCTTCAACAAAGGCTACAACGTTGGGCTTAGAGTCAAAGATACTATCCTTGCCATCTGTGGCTGCTGTTACATCATCCGTATCGAAGGAGAGATCATCCATATCTGCCATGTCTTAGTATCCAAACTTGTTATCTGCGGCCTGAAAGCCAGTACGTTGTTTTGTAGGGTCGAAGTCCCACAGGGAGCTACGAGGTCTTGTCATAATACCGTAACGAAGGGCATCGTAAAGGTGATCCTCTGCATTAGTGTCTACATCCTCTGGGTTGCGCTTATCTAATGGTATAGACGGTATTTGTGCTATTGTGTTGGTACAGGAAGCCATAAATACAAGCCTAGGCTCCTCAGTAAACTCATCTACCTGCAAGCGGCGGTGTATCTCATTTTTACCTGAAACACGGGAGCCACGAGAACGGTCAGACGGTCTCCATCGACAACCCTTCATGTTCATTTGCTCTGCTAGTGATGGTCCTGTGTCACCCCTGTTGTGCCAGAGTGAGGAGTCTAGAACTCCATACCGAATTGTACCGTCTTCTGCTTCTGCATTTAGTATCATGTCAGCTAGATCAGTAGCTGTAACCTTAGAGCAGTATAGCTCTCTGTAAACAATTAACTGCTCAGATGGAGAAACAGCAAACCATACAACTCCTGAGTAGCTACCATAACCATAGTCGCAAGCCCTAAAGCGTGTCCAAGATGAAGGAATTTTGAAGTCTTTAACAACGTGTATAGCCCTATTAAACTCTGGGAAGGCAGCACCTTCATTAACGTCCCAGTTACCCTCTAGTAACTGTTTCTTCTGGTGTTCAGGTAATGACAGAAGCATTGCTTCGTAGTCGCCACCTTCTGCTAGGTATGGGTTGTCAAACAAACTAGCAGGAATAAACCTACGTTTAAATAGCGGATCACCTGCTCTACTGTGTCCTGCAGGGTATCTAATAGTCTCACCTGTCTCTACATTCGTAGCCCAGTAGGGTGTATTAGCTGGAGCAGGGTCAATAAACATCTTTTTAACCCAGCTGTGTCCGTTTCCCCCTGGGTTTGTTGTTCCACGCATGTACAAACCAAGGTCTTTGGAGTGTGCAGATCTCAAGCGACTCCTCATATAGTCCCAAGCATAAGGGCTAGACCATTGGGTAAGCTCATCGAAGCCAATCCAGTTAAAAGCTTGTCCTTGGTAGCGGGTGACATCGGTATCTTTATCCAAGTAAGACATCCAAAGTCTGCCACCCTGAGGTGAAGTCCACTGAGACTTACGTTCGGACCACTTAATTCCTGGTATAGCACGGGGGTACAACTCCTGTGATTTTTGTATGAGTTCTCTTAGCTCTTCTGTAGTATGTCGCACAAGTAACCCACTGAAATTAGGGTTATTAAGGCCATGTAGCGGGTCTGCAAGCATGGCGAACGATTTTCCCCCGCCAGCCGCGCCGCCATATAGAACCTCACGCTCAGATGAGGATAAAAACTCTGTCTGAGGGCCAGGGTTAGGCTTAAACACTACCTCCTGTGCTAGATCTACATCAAAAGGCTCAGCTTTCACCTGCGCTGGGCTGGTCTGCTTCTGTCGTGTAGTAGCCTGTGACACCTTTTTCGAGCTTGTCGATTTCTTTAAGCGTTTCTTGGAGCCTTTTGGCAAGCCTTCGCTTAATAACAGATGCTTTTTTACGTCTTCGCTCAATTGCTATTCTTTTCTGTAGACCTACGTGAGAAATACTGCGGCCTGTCTGTGTAGTTAACCAGTTTGCCACTTCTCTGTAACTATACTGCCTAAGATGTTTCTTTGCAAGTAGTATTGCTTCTAGTTCGTGAGGTATAGGCCTAAAAAGTTTCTCGTTGTCTGGGTCTATCTCGTAACCAAAAGGCACAGCACGTGCTGCAACTCTTACTACAGGGTGCCAAGTCTTGTCTTTCTTATTGGGGCTAGGTAATTCCCAGAACCCTAAGTCTCTATCGTAGTCATACCTAGTCAATGTTACTCGTTCTTACCTTCTTTGGGTGGCAGATAAAAGATACCTCCCCCAGAAGAGGAAACATCTACTTTGTCTACCTTACCAAGTCCTGCACGATCAAGCAAGTCCTTAGCAGCAGCCATTTTATCTTTGATACCAAGTTCCGTAGGGTCATAGAGAGCTTGCACCATAGCCATTGCAGCTTTGGGGGCAGTACGAGAGAAGTAGCTACGAGTAGCTTCCGATATTTCATCTTTTAGTGCCTCAACAATTAGTCGTGTAGGTGTATTTTCGCTGTACCCAGCAAGGTGTTTAGCAGTAACAACGTCACCACCAGCCTCATCAAATAAGACTTCAAGAAACTTCTGCTGATTCTCTGTTAAATTACGTGCCATGTTCTATCCTTTTAGTAACCAGACTGTATAAAAGAGACCAGCTATACCTATAAAAAGAAGTAAAATAGATACACTCCAAGTTATTATAGCTTCTTTTATTTCTGCTTGTCTGTATTCCTGTGCTTGTTTTTGTTTTCTAATCTTTGCTTCAGTACGTACTAACTCATCCCAAGCAGAAGGTCCATAGACGAAACTAATATGGTTCTTTAACTCTTCTCTCATTTCTCTAGCTTTTTTAGCTGCAGAGAAGGCTTGTATCGCTTCCTGTTCTACACTACCGCTAATAGCCTTCCACCAAGGTGGGTTCTTTGACTTGCGTTCCACGTGTTCAAGGTCAGACATAGCGCCTGCCCACTGAGAAAGCTGACCACTCATCTGTTGCAAGTCTTTACCCATCTGTATGCCTTTTTTTAAGGCTCCAAATGCTGCACTTGCCCCTGCCATTATAGTAATGGGGTCCATTGTGACTCTCTCTACCTCTACAAGCGGTATAGCCTGTTCTCCATGAGGTGTATTTAGTAACGTAAAAAGGGCTACAAAAGTATTATCTCCTGTAGCCTATATAGTTATATGTATAAAATAAATTATTGCAAGCAATTACTTTGTATTGTATACGCGTTCTTTAATCTCGCCGCGAGTAATACCCAGATCCTTTAGATCTTTGTCACTCATGTTGTGTACTATCCAGTAGTCTGCTCTCAATTGCTGAGCCTTAGCAATAGATGCTACTAAGTCTGAGAAGAAGTTAGATAGTGCTCTTAATAGTGCCTTTAAGAGTGCTAATGCTTTGTTAG